GTGGTGGTGGTGGTGGTGGCGTCGGCGGAGTTGTTTTGTTGAAAGGCGGGGCTGTTGCTGGCGGTCTCGGCTTGTTGAAAGGCGGGTTTGGTTTTGGTATTTTGTATTGATTTTTCTTTTAATTCATCAATTTCTATATTTATTAATTTTATTAATTCTCTAATCTCGGTACAAATATCTTCTCTTTTTTTTTGGGAATTTACATTCTTGACATGATAAACACTAAACACAATACAGAACTTATGTACCTCATGCCACCATTGTTTTAAATTTTCTAATTTTGTAATATCAATATCATCATAATTTTTATATTCTTTAATAATTGGTTTTATTTGATTAAATCTTTCAAACTCTACTAATGGGTAGGTAGCATCACCTTTTTCTTCCTTTTCAAGATCTTTAATTTTTTTAATTAAGGATTTCATCTTTTCAATAATTTTTGATTTTCCTTCATTTAATATGTATAAATTTTTTGATGTATTTACATTGGTGTCGGCGGGGGTGGTGGCGGTGTTGGTTTGTTGGACACCTGACATATTATGAACTCTGGGATTAGTTAAGGTGACATAAGTTGAATTTTTTGGTGGTGGTGGTGGTGCTGGCAGTGGTTGATGTGGTAATGACGTGTGGGCGGCGGGCTTGGTTTGTTGGGTGGCGGTGTTGGCTTGTTGTTGGGCGGCATTACGGGTATTATTATTTTGCGGCCTAAATACATTATATGCAAGACTATGGAAATCTCTGTATTGTTGGGCGGTGTTGTTGGTGAGTTGTTGGGCGGGATTTTGTTGAGCGGTGGTGTTGGTTTTGGCTTGTTGGGTACCGGTGGGGTCGGTGGCGGTGTTGGCGGTGGCGGAGCTTTTATTTGAGATGGCATCGTTGACTTGTTGTTTTACATTATTATATTTTTTTAATCCTATTTGGGTCCCCTTTATATATTTATTAAGTGTTTTATTATTGGGTTGACTCTTTAATCTTTTATTTAAATTTATTAATAAATTTTTATACTTTTGATGATTCGTTGGATTAATTTTATTTATATCAAGTGTAAAAGTACTATCTATATCTATAGAACCAATTTTATTAAAAGTTGTTAAATTATTAGCATTTACACTATTAATATCATTATTTATTACTTGAAAATTTTGAGAAAAAGCCACCGGTTCAACACCGGGTCCTACCAATGTATCCGTTTCCTTCTTAAATGACCATCCCGTCCCACCTTCAGCACCTTCTTCATAAAAGTTATCACTAAAAATATTTCCATTCTTATTTGAAATATATAATGTTCCCATTATTTTAATATATTAAAACATTTTAATAACATTAATAATTTTTAATTATATCTACATCGTTTCTAGCAGAAGCATTAAATATCTTCTCATTACAATCTAATTCAATTGGTTTATTTACATTTTTCATCATAATATGCTTATTCTTCTCAACTTTATGATGTTTATGTTTCATTTCTCTTTTATCATAATCAAATAAATTATATAAATATCCCATCTTTGGGTCTATTCCGCTTTCCTCTGATTTTTCATCTTGATTACCATTCTCATCTTTACTTGATTTTCTTTCATCTTGACTTCTACCTTCTTTATTTCTTCTACTCATTTCTTTCTTTGCTTTTGCTTCTGCTTGTGCCTTCATCTTATTTTTATCAATTCCATAATATTCCATAAGTTGAGAATATATATTATTTATATTATCAACATCAATTGTTGTATTTTTACTTCTAATAGAATAAGTCTTATTTGTTAATATCATCTCAAATAATAAAAATAAAATTGATGCTCTTTGTTTAATATTACCTTTTTTCAATTTCCAATTAAATATTTCATAACAAATATCAAATGTTTGGTCTAATTTAGAATTATCTACATAATTTTTATAAATTTTAAATAATTCAAATAGAAGAATTATTAAATGGTCTTTGAAACCTTCATTAATTGTTTCAATATTTTTAATTAATTTTACTTTCTTAAATTTATTTATTATTGTGTTTAACAAATCAAATACTTTATTTTTATTACTACATGAAATGTAATAAATTAATTCCAAAAAATGATTATGGGTTTCAGGTGGAACATATTGAACTATTGTAATATAAGTCTTTTTATTGATATCAACTAGATTTTTTAATAAAATATTTCTATCCAAAGATAATCCAACTTCATAACCTTTTTTATAATATTTTTTATCTGATTTTTCCAAAAACATTAATTGGTTAGACAAAATATTAAAATGCATTTTTTCTTGGGTCAAAAATATTTTATTAAAATTCTTTATAATCTCTATACAATTAGAAATGTTCTTTATAATAGATGTATCGTTAATATAGAATTCAAAATATAATTCAATAACAACTTCTAATAATAATTGTGCTTGATTATTACAAATGAAATCCGCAGTATATAATTGGACATTCTTGTCATCTTTATCAAAAATAGCAATTTTGTAATTTTCAATCATTGTTTTTTTATTTACATTTAGACTTTGCCAATTCCTCATAATTTTATTAATTTAATAAAAAATTTTTATATAAAATTTCTAGGGGAAAAAATAATTTAATAAAAAATTTTTATATAAAATTTATATAAAAAAAATTTTAATTAAAATTATAAATGAATTCAATATTGTCTATATCTTCTATAGATGGTAGATATAGTGCAATAACAAATGTTTTGGAATATTATTTTTCAGAGTATGCTCTATTTAGGTACAGGGTTAAAGTTGAAATAGATTATTTTAAGAAGTTATGTAATATACTTAACATAAATGATATTAATAAAGAATTATTAAATAAATTAAAAGATGAATTTAATCAAACAGAATGTTTAAAAATAAAACAAATTGAATCTGAAATAAATCATGATGTGAAAGCAGTTGAAATATATATTGGGAACAATTTTGCCAAAAATAATCATTTACATAAAAATTTAATTCATTTTGGATTAACATCGCAAGATATTAATAATGTTTCAATTAGTTTAAGTATAAAAGATTATTTAAATGATATATATTATATAAATATTGTTAAAATATTAAATTTAATTGATAAAAGGGTTAATTTATGGAAGGATAATGTAATAATTTGTAGAACTCATGGACAATCAGCAGTACCCAGTACAATGGGTAAAGAATTTAAAGTATTTATGTATAGATTGCAAAAAGAACTTAATAATTTAAAGAATATTAAAATACATAGTAAATTTGGAGGTGCTGTTGGAAATTTTAACGCCCATTATCTTACCTATCCTGAAGTTAATTGGGAACAATTTGGTAATGATTTTTTAAATGATTATGAATTAGAAAGAAATGAATATACTACACAAATAGATAATTATGAAACTTTATCAATAATTTTTGATAATATAAAGAGAATTAATACAATTTTATTAGATATGTGTAGAGATATATGGACATATATTTCAATGGATTATTTAAAACAAAAAATAAATACAAATGAAGTAGGTAGTTCAACTATGCCACAAAAGATAAATCCAATTAATTTTGAGAATGCTGAAGGTAATTTAATGATGTCTATAAATATGCTAGAATTTTTATCTAGAAAATTACCAGTATCAAGATTACAACGAGATTTAACAGATTCAACAACTTTACGAAATTTAGGAATTGTTTTTGGTTGGTGTGAAATCGCATATCATAATATTAATATTGGATTACAAAAAATTAGTATAAATGAAGAAAAAATTAAAGAGGATTATGATAAGAATCTCTCAGTATTAACAGAAGGTTATCAAACCTTATTAAGAAGTTGGGGATATGATGATGCATATAACAGATTAAAAGAATTTAGTAGAACAAATACAAAATTAACAAAAAATGATATGTATAATTTTATTGACGAATTAGATATTACAAATATAAAAAAAAATATAATGAAAAATATAACTATTGAAAATTATATTGGAAATAGTAAAAATTGTATTTAAATTTAATAAAAAATTTTATATAAAATCTCTTAGAAAAATATAATTTAAATTTTAATTTTTCTTATTTATTTTCTCTTAAATATAATTCAATTTTTTGAGAACGAGAATTTATATATTGTTCTCCCATTTTTAATACTATTATTGTTGCCCATCTTATTGTTTTATGTTTATTAAATAATAATTCAGCACCTAACATAATTTCGGTATCATTTACTGCTTTATTTAATGATTTCCATATTGTTATCATATCATTACTATTTTTAATTTTTGCTAATATCTTATAATTTTCTAAAATAATAAGAAATTTATTTAAATAAATATTAAAATCATTCATTTAATAATTTAAATTTTAATTTTTTTATTAAAATAAATTTTTAATTAAAATGAGGTGTAAATATTGTAAAAGTAAAAAAGCAATTTTACTAGAATGTAAATATTGTAATATAGGATATTGTTCTTCTTGTATAGAAATATCAAGACACGAATGTCAGAAATCAGAAGAATGTCGTAAAAGGAAAAGAGATGAATTAGAAGAAACATTGTTATCACAAAAAAGTATTCAAAATAAAGTAATAAAAATATAACTTTTTTTTTTATTTTTTTTATAATTTGATTAATACTTCAAATGGAAGTTTCTATGATTATAGATGGTTTTCATATTTTCCATATAATTAATAACATGATTTTTATCAGTTACAGGAATCTCATAATTTCTGTCTTTTAAATCCATAGGGTTTAAAGGACGAACTCTAGCTTCATCAGTTATTCCATAACTATTTTGAGAATCATATAAAAGATTCCAACATTGTCCTATATCTTCATTTTCATTATAATGAATAAATGAAATATTAAAACCAATAGCTGCATCATTATACATATAAATTCCAGTTTGAACTATTCTATTTTTATAATTTGAAATATCTAAATTTTTTGGATATAATTTTTCACTATTTTGAATATCAGGTAATTTTAGAAGAGAGTTTAGAATATTACATATTGTATCCCAATCAATATTATCACTTCTGTTGATTGCATTATGAGTACCCGATTCATTTACATCTAACGATTCATTTTGATTAGATGTTTGTGATGGCTGAGTTGATTGGGACATTCTCAATCTTTTCAAATAACTTATATTATATTTGATTTCACATTTTAATTTATTGATTAAATGATAACTTTTGAATATAAAATTTGAAAATATTTATTTAAATATATTTTCTATAATATTATAAAATGTCTCTAGAACCTCTTCTAACAGAGACAAAAAGCCGATTTGTCATTTTCCCTATACAATATAATGATATATGGTCTATGTATAAAAAGCATGTATCTACTTATTGGACTGTAGAAGAAATAGATTTTGCAAAAGATGGTAAAGATTGGGATAAATTAACTAATGATGAACAACATTTTATAAAGAATGTATTAGCATTCTTTGCAGCGAGTGATGGTATTGTTAATGAAAATTTAGTTCTAAATTTTATGTCTGAAATTAAAGTACCAGAAGCACTTGCCTTTTATAGTTTCCAAAATGCTATTGAAACTGTTCACTCAGAAACTTATTCTTTACTTATTGATACATATATCAAAGAAGAAGAGGAAAAAAATAGATTATTAAATGCTGTTGAAACTATACCTTGTGTAAGAAAAAAAGCAGATTGGGCAATTAAATGGATAGAAAGTGATAAAGATAATTTTGCTACTCGTTTAGTTGCTTTTGCTTGTGTAGAAGGTATATTTTTTTCAGGTGCTTTTTGTTCAATTTATTGGTTAAAAGAAAGAGGCGTAATGCATGGACTTACATTTAGTAATGAACTTATTAGTAGAGATGAATCACTTCATACTGAATTTGCAATTCTACTTTATTCTCATATTGTAAATAAACTTAGCGAAGAACAAGTGCACAATATTATTAAAGATGCAGTTGTTATTGAAAAAGAATTCATTATTGATAGTCTCCCTTGTCGTTTATTAGGAATGAATAGTGATTTAATGTCACAATATATAGAATTTGTTTCAGATAGAATTGTTGTTCAATTAGGATATAATAAAATATATAATGTGTCAAATCCTTTTGATTTCATGGATCGTATTGGACTTGAAGACAAACAGAATTTTTTTGAAGTTCGTGTAAGTAATTATAGCAAGGCGGAATTACACAATACAAAAGATAGTAAATTAGATTTTAATATGACTGATGATTTTTAATTAATTTTGATTTCAATCTCAATTAGATAAATTTATATAATAAAGTCCTTGTAAAAATGCATCTGCTAAATCGTCCTTTTTCTTATTATTATTGAAGTATTCATATAATTCTTCATGATTTTTTACTCTATTAATTAATATCCAATTTGTATATTCAATTGCTAATTTCTTATTACGAGTATATTTATTTTTAATTTTTGTTATTTCATCTTTATTATTAATTTCATGTAAATTTTTACCTACTTTTAATTTATTCGAAGCATTGATTAATTTAATATTTTTAATTTCTCTTCCCATTAAAATAGTTTGATATTGAAAGTATCCATAAATAATCATTTGTATAGATTTCATTACTGGATTTTTAAGACAAGGTTGATTTTCCAATAATACCTCTGTAATATCATAATCTTCTAGTTCACTATTAAGTTTATTATACATACGTTTAGTTATTTCATTTAATGAAAATCCCTTACATTTTTCATCATCTTCTAATAATTTAATAATATCCCATCTCTCAATGGTAATTGTTTTGTCTTCATTTTGATATAAAATACAATATGCTAAATTTTTTATACCAATATCAAATGATAAAATCATTATAGATTATATATTCTTCTTTATATTTATTTAAATATATTTAAGAATTTATGAACATATTTATGTAAATGGACAAAACTAAACAGAAATACAGATATGAATATGTATGGATTGATGCCAATAATAATTTAAGATCTAAATCTAGAGTATTAAATAATAAATACAAATTATTTAGTTTACCATTATGGAATTTTGATGGTTCATCAACTGGTCAAGCTCCAGGTATTGATTCAGAAGTATATTTAAAACCGATTAAGATATATAATGACCCTTTTAGTAAAAGAAATAAAGATGATAATGTATTAGATTTTTTAGTATTATGTGAAACTATTAATGATGATATGGAAACCCCGCATAATACGAATACTAGAAGTCAATTAAGATTACTAATGCTTGATGAAAATATTATAGATAATGATCCTTGGTTCGGTTTTGAAATGGAATTTTTTATGATGAATCCTGAAACTAAATTGCCACTTGGATTTCCAGATGATGGCGAACCTCCTAAGCAAGGGCAATTTTATTGTTCTAATGGTGCTACAAATTGCTATGGTCGAAAAATAATAGATGAGCATTATGATTCTTGTTTATATGCAGGCGTTGAGATTGTTGGTGTAAATGCAGAAGTTGCTTGTGGTCAATGGGAATATCAAGTTTTTGGAAATGCTTTAAATGCTACTGATGATGCTTGGATGAGTCGATATATATTATCACGTGTTGCTGAAAATAATAATGTCGAAATTTCATGGCATCCTAAACCGGTTCAAGGAGATTGTAATGGGAGTGGAATGCATACTAATTTTAGTACTCACTATATGAGAGAAGAAGGTGGGTTACATCATATTTTAGATGCTATACCTAAATTAGAAGCAAAACACAAAGAACATTTAGAAGTTTATGGATTAGATAATGATAAAAGATTAACAGGCGAACACGAAACAGCATCTATGGATACATTCTCATGGGGATATGCTGATAGAGGGCGCTCTATTAGAATTGGTAAACTTGTTAAAAAAGAAGGTAAAGGTTATTTTGAAGATAGAAGGCCTGCTAGTTCTTGTGATATGTATTTAGTTGCCCATAAATTAATAGATACTATATGTAATTAAAATATAATTAATTTTAATATGTTAAATAAAATTTGAAATGATTTATAATTATTTCAATATAATTATATAAATGGATACATGCTGCATATGTTTAGATAAAATAGAAAAAATCAACAACCCATATTTATGTGAACATAATATACACGATAAATGTTTTAAATCTTGGCCTAAAAAATGTCCATTGTGTCTTTCAAAACCTAAAGACTCACAATATAAAATAACATACAATATTAAAAATAAAATACAATATCTTCAAAGACCAATTCAAAATAAAACACAATCAGATTTAGGAAATAATTATGAAAAAATAAAATTTAATGATGGTAATTGGTACGATGTTGAGAAAGGGTACTATTCTGAAATAAAATTTCAAAATAGATGGCATATAGTTTCAAGAAATTTTTTAGATGAGTTAAACAGACTTTAACAAAGATAATAATTTATTAAAAGATGTATTTTCAATATTTTTTTTAAAAACCTTATAAACCTTTTTCCAATAAATATCATTATGATATTTTTTGTTATTAGCATCCACATAAAGATATCTTCTTTTTATAAAATCATGATACTTTGAATAAAATCCATTAACATCAGTAGAATGTTTTAGATTTAATTTATCCTCTATTATAATATAAAATTTATTTACAACATGATCAGGAATATTTCTAAGATAATCGACTTGATATAAAGAATTATACGCAGGAACCTTTATTTGTAATCTTTTTTCTAACAATACATTACTAGTATCATCAAATAACATAATGTATTTTAATTCATCTATATTTTTCAAATTATATTTATTCTTAATACTTTTATATATTAATGGTTTTATTTTTTTTAAAGATTTTCTAAAATTATTATTTTGAACTATAGTATTATTTCTAGTTAAAATAGGTCTATTGAATTTAAAATTCATAGCTTTTTCTATATGAGGAATTAATGTTTTTGCCCATTTATCATCAGATGCAGTATAAACATATATTTCTACATTATTATAACTTCTTGCTAGATTTAAAAATTTTAATAAATTAGGTCTTATAATATATTCTCTTAATTCATTTTGTAATCTTTTAAAGTTAAAAGGGATTGTTTTTTTATCCAAGTTTTTTAATTCATTATTAATATGTTTTATAATATAATATTCTTCACTTTGAGGAACTATATCACCAATCATAGTTTTATCTAAGTCTAATAATAAAACAATTGGTTTAATTTTATGGGCTCTTACTCTAGAACGTGATGGCATACTCGTTGTAATTAATTTAATTAATATAAACAATATAAATATAATGAATAATATTATTAATATTTTGGATACACTTATCATAATTAAATTTAATAAATATTAAATTCCATTAATATTAATATTAAAAATGAATTATATTCAAATATATTTAGTAATCTAATTATAAATAATTTTATTATAGTTCTTCATGTAATTTATAAAATTTTTCATATAATTCATGTATATCTAATTCTTTTACTTTTACATCATTATCTTGTTGGTCAACATTATAATAATCTAGATTACCATTATTAATATTATCTTCAATATTTTTCAATGCTTTTTTAGTAAATTTTAATAAATTTTTATAACAATTTTCTATTTTAATTTTTTCATAACAAAAATTAATATCCTTTGTATCATATCCTAATATATCCGAAGTATCAATATAACATAATTTTTTCCAAAATTTAACTGCTCTTTTATTCCAAGTTTTTTTTAATAAAATATTTTTCATCCCATTAATTATCGGTTTTATATTATGATTTTCAACATCCATACTTTCATTATTCCTTTTATAATGACCATTTAAGTCATATTGATTAATATAGGATTGAAATATTTTGTACCTTAATTTGCTTTTACAATTTTTAGATTTCTCTACTATAAATACATGGCCTGGAAACCATCCTTTCTCATTCTTTTTATTATACATAGTTGTATGTGTCATTAAAATATAATAAAAATATCTATCTTTAATCTTTGGATTAATTATATCTTTTTCTAGTTTATTTAAAATTTTTTCTTTTCTTTCTACTTTCTTCTTTTCATCTTTGATTTTTGCATATCTTTTATTAATATTTTCAGTATCACAATAATCTACCTTTGTATCAATATCTTTTTGACTACCTAAAATATAAACTAACATTACAGCAGTATTTAAACATTTTGTTGTTTTTAATTTCATATTATAATCTTTCATTTCTACTGATAAATATTGGAAAATTGGAACTAAATATTTTAATATTATTGAAGTTACATTACAATCACTCAGACATACTTTATTCTCTTTCATTATTAAATTAAATTAATAAAATTAAAAATATTTATTAAATATAAAATGTTTGGTGAAATTTTTTCTATGAAAAATATATTGATATTATTAGCAATTATGTTCTCAATGAGTATTGCTATGAATTCTTTTAAAGGTTCCGGAAATAGTAAAAGTTCTAATGTTGAAGAACAATTTAGTACAAGCGATGTTAAAGAAATGTTTAAAGATGTTAAAAATATTAAAAATGATGTAGAAAAATTAACAAAAGATTTAAAAGAACTAATTGAGAAATCAAATCCAACTTTGACAAATTTAAAAAAGAAAAAACCATCGCCAAAAAGGGTTAAATCTAAAAAGGAAGAAGAAGATGTATCAAGTGAAGAAGAAAATAATGATAAAGAATCATTTAAAAATAGGAGAAAAGCTAAAAAAGCAAGAAGAGGAAAAGAGAATTTTGAAGAAAAATTTACAGGATATAATTCACAATATGGTCAAGATTATTTACTTTTAGATGATTAAATCTTCAGTAATTATAGATTTTTTTTTAAATATTTTATTTAATAAAATACAATGCCTGAATATTATAAAACTGATAAAGGATATTGTTATAAAAAAACAAAAAGAGGAGCAAGTAGAATTTCTGTGAAAGAGTATGATAATGCTATGAAAAATAAAAGAAAAATAAAACAAAAAGGAGGTACATTAGAGGTTTGTACTGGAAATATTCAAAAACTTTTTGGTTATTTTACATTTCAAACTAAACCTGGATATAAATTGTATTATAATAATAAAGCAATTGATGAAAATAAAGCTGATAATATATTTAGCATTAACGATAAAAGATTAAATGCCATATTAAATAATAATCGTATAAATATACCACCAAATTTAAATGATTTGCTTAATATGAAACTACCTTATAATACATATACAACTATAAGTCTCTCTTTAAGAACTAGATTACCAAATGATATTAGAATTAAAATAAAACAATTACTTCCAAATTTTAAAAGATTACAAATACCAAAGGAAATAGATATGAATAGAAATTTATCAATAAACAGAGGACTACCAGTTATATATCATGGACTGACTGGAGGAATAAATAAAAATTATAAATTACATTTTTACACATCTGATATTCACCTTTCAAAATACCTTCCAGAATTAAATTATCTTAAATTAAAAATTAAACATATTTTGATTTTATGGATAGATGATTATGATAATATTGAACAATATGAAACTATTGTTATTGAACATCCAAATGGTTTATTTGAAATATTTAAAGACTTTCTGCATTTATTAAAAGTAATGATTTATGACTTGCCAATAGAAGAAAAAACATGTATACAATTTAATGAATTTAGACCATACCTATATGGTAAAGAACTAAATGTGTTTAGTGGCGTGCATACTAGTACTAGTATGTATGATAGAATAATTGATAGATTTAGTATATATAATAAGAATTTAACACCAAATCTTTTTAAAG